ATTTTTGTTGCCGCGGGTAAGACACCTGAACAACTTAATCTCTGGCGTCGTAGCGTACCCAGTGGTTCTTCTATTAAGGCCACTGACCAAACTAATTTTGACTCGTTACAAAAAGAGGGCGCCGTTGATTCTATCATGGCGCTCTACGCTCATCTTTTGCGTAAGTTTCCTCACCCCAACGCCCGCTTCATTATGCGTCTCCTTCGTTTCCAAAAATTAGATATGAAGGGGCGCACAGCAAAAGGCTGGTTCTGGGGCGTAAAGGGCGGACAAAAATCAGGCGCTTCTGACACTTGCATGTCGAACACCTGGAATTCCATGGTGACAACCATGTATGCCTGCTCCATAGCCAGCGGCGTTGCTGTTAAGCTTTTGGTCGCCACTGGCTTTCGCTTTGCTTTCATGGGTGATGACACTCTCTTCTCCGTCCCACCAAACGTCCCTTTTAGTGACACTCTCTTCATTAACACTATGAAAGATCTGGGTATGGACGTGAAGTTCGAGACCGCCAGCGCTAAAGCTGAAGTCTTTCTGAACATGGTCCCCGTGCCAGTGGGAGGTGGTGTCTATCCCACGCCCGTACGGGTGAACTGGGACTGTGATAGTTGCCGCCCAGAGAAGTCAAAAACCGAGGTGGCTTATGTGAGCAAGCACGCCCCGGCCGATCTACGTGTTAGCAATGATGCTGCCTCTTACACCCCTAACACGTTAACCCCAGAGCAATTCGCTGCCCTTCCTGCCGTTGAGAATGGTGTTCTACGCATTCCTTCGGAGTGCGTTTTCACCCCTTTGGTGGGACGGGGTTTCTCGCGTTTGTTCTGGACGCTTTCGCAGCCCAAAAGCCACATCTCTCACATACACTCTGTAGTCGAGTGCATGTTGCCTGCTGTGGCGCACCATCCGTTGTGGTGTGTTTGGTTGTTGCGATTGTGGTCCCTCACTCTGTCCACCGCCAAGGCCACCAACGTGGCCGCTGACTTAAATTTAAAGTACAAGATACTTTATCGAACGACTCATCCAACGAGTCCTGAAGTTGGTGTGTGGCTCTGTGAACGCTACGGTACGGACCCTAGCGAATTGGCCAGCTGTCTAGCCTACCTAGCCTCTGTTGAGTTGGGAACCATTTTGGACCACCCACTCATAGAGAAGGTCACTAGTGTAGACTGGAGGCCAATCACCTTCTAGCTTTGCTAGAATGTATGTTGTATGCTACATGTTGTCTGTTGTCTGTCGTGCTTTTCAAAAGCTGCAACCATGTGGCCATGAGAGGGGACACATTCGTGTCTAACGAAAGAGGTTCTCACCGGTTCGCTTGCCATAAATTAGAACCGGGCTCACACTGAAAGAAACATCAAAAGAGTATTCGTCTTTCATGTTGTCTCATGAGGTCCGAGGTTGTCCCTCGGGCCGGGTG